GAAACACATGGGTATGAAAAAACATCGTGCCGATCGCATTCCTAAATGTCTCAGTTTTCGGAATTACCATTTTACTACAAAGTCGGGTCCAAATGGACACGCAATGTGGTCTTCCCTTAATGATTTTGTTCTTCTTTCGAAAGAAAAGAGAGAAAAACTGATCATCTTAGGAGGAGATAAAATGGCAAATAACTTTAGAAAGTTAGACCTTTTGGTTCCCTATTTAAGACAGATGAACTTATTTTCCTTTGATGGAGAGGCGACTCGTAAAATTGTCGGCTTTCCAGATATGGAAGATAAGGTACGGGTTGTGGCAATATTAGACTATTTCAGTCAAACAGTGCTTAAACCTTTACACATCTACTTATTTAGGATCCTCAAAAGGATTCCTCAAGACTGTACATTTACGCAAGATTCCTTCAAGGAAAAGATTAAAGGGTGGACCTACTTTGTGTCAGTCGATTTAACGGCTGCCACTGATAGGTTTCCTATACATCTTATCCGTGAAGTTCTGCTAGCTATTCTTCCACAGAGATATGTTGACGCTTTTATAAGTATACTTATAGATGAACCGTTCTTACTTAAATCAAATTTAGGTAAGTCGAGTTATGTTAAATATCAATGTGGTAATCCAATGGGGGCTTACGCCTCTTGGTCATCTTTCACAATTGCACACCATTTTGTGGTGTTCGCTTGTTGCAGAGAACTAAGAATACCGTACTCATCAGCAAAATATATAATGCTCGGAGACGATATCGTATTTGGAGAGAAACGCTTAGCAGATCTATACATAAATGTAATGACAGACCTTGGTGTCGAAATCAATTTGTCAAAAACACACGAGAGTAAACTCTTATGTGAATTTGCAAAAAGATTAGTCTACCAAGGCTCCGAAATTACACCTTTTCCTATTTCTGCACTTAGAGAGTCATCTAAAAGGTATTTCCAATTAGTGAACCTATTTTCAGAATTAGAGAGTAAAGGATATGTAAACGAAGAAGGGATCCCAGCTGTAGTAGAATCTTTTTATGGTATCATCAAACCAATGAACGCAAAAAAGCGCGCTCAGTGGAGAGATGAATCCCATTTCTGTGATCTCATCATGAAAGTGATGAGGGGTAGAATACCTGCTCACGAGGCCTTGAATGACCTTATGAGAAGATTTTCTTACCCAGTTAGACCGTTACGAGAGGAAGAAGGCATAGCCATCTTATCTAACGTAGCGATCGAAACTTTCGCAGAATCAAATCCCTTAAATAAAACGAATGAGAAAGGAGACCCCTTAGGGGATCTCGCAATCCATATCGTAACTTATTTAAGCGGTTTGAATGAAGATCTACTTGGAGTGATAGATTATGATTTTAGTTGTATTCCTATACTAAACCAATATGGTTTAATAGAAGAATCCTACTTATCACTATCTAAGTTAGCCAGAAAAATAGATACTACAGAAGGTGGAAAGTGGCCAATACTCTTAAAGAGTATGACTCTTCCCTTGTCCGATAAAGTTTTTATCGAACGAACTTCCGAAACCTATTCTCGAGCTACCGCAATGATCGGTAAACACCTGAGAAGTCGTTTTGACTTCTTAGCTTCGCCATTGGGGAAAACCATGCTTGGTAGCTAACCAAGCGTCGGACCTGTTGAGAGATCGACAGGATATGCCTCTGTCACGTATACGTG